CTAATAGCGCCAACGCGCTAACTGTAATTTGAACCGTACCGACCGCAGAAACCGCGACATTTCCAGCGATTCGCGCCGCCGTGTCATTATTTTTATGACCGTTTTTAATTTGAGTGTTAGTTAATCCGGCGGTATTAGCCGCCGTGTCACCAACTACATAAGCGGTCCCACCTGATTGAGCAGTCTGGAAAGTAAAGGTTACTTCCGAATCATCAACGATTACTGAAACTAAATTAGAAAGAAACGCCGCGAAAGGCTCATCCGCTAACCATGAAGCGGTGTTTAAATCACCATCAATTTGCGTGGTGTTAGTTTGAATATCGTTTAAAGTAGTTCCAAAACCTTCATCAAGCGGTAAAAGCTTGATCAAATTCGCAGCGTTTGGAACTTCTCTAACGTTATAATTCGCAGCTATCGCAGCCGGTGAAAGCTTAGCGTTATATAAACGAATTTCCCCGAAATCCATTGAAACGCCGTTTTGCGCAAACGCTCGATTAATTTCAGTTTGAAATGTCGAGATATCAAAAGTCCCTGTTACGGACAATTGATTATCAACAAACATATCAAGCGTGGTTCCATCACTAGCAAAAGTGATCATTTCCCAAATATCAAGATTGACGGCTGCACCTGAAATAGCCGCCCAATTACCATCATAGTTAGCGCGTCTAAAATAAAATAAATTACTCGGACTAGTCGCTATAGCGCTAGCAATACCAGCATTGAAACCGGTACTAACTGAAGACCTGACTCGCATTTGAAGAGTGAACGGGCTAGCCGCAGGTATAACCACATTACCGAGTAGTGCTGATGTAGCGTTAAGGACTCTTATAGACATTAAACAGGTTCCTTAGCGCCTATCGCAAAATTAAGAGGATTTCGCGTTTTACTTAAGTAATCATGAGTATCAATTCTCATGCCGTATAATGTATCAAAAACATCGGCAACATTAACACCATCGCTAGTTTGATAAGTACCCGCACCTATGGCTGGTGATCCAAGTGCTGGTGCGTAATTATCAGTTGCCGGATCAGTAATTAGCGGGTCACCTTCGAGCAATCCTGAAAATTCTGGAATAGCATTAGCACTTGCTAGCGATGTATAGCTATTACCATCATGAACAATCGCGAAATCACCATTTAAACGGTAAAGCAAATCCCCGGTAGCCTCGAAATCGGTTAATAAAACGGGGTCATATGAGTCAATGTAATAAAACCACCCGACATCAGAACCACCGCCGGTATTCCCGTTTCTCAACGCGAAAATGTTAGACGCACTTCGAACCTTGCCCTTAGTCTCAACAGCCGAGGAAACAATGCCATGAGTGCAATTGTACCCTGTGTTACCTACAATCCAACGATTGGAATTATCATGTTGAGTCAAGCTAATAGCAACACCATCCATGAAATACCTAATATTAGGATCTGCTGTATAAGTATCATGAATAACATTACCCACCATGTAAACATCGCTGAAACTTTCAGGCTCGTTTGTGGTGTCTGTTTGCTGAATACCGTAGTGGCACAAAAAAGCTCTATTACCAATCCACCACAGATTAGTAGGACCTCTTTGATAGCCGAACGCCTGACCATTGGATGCAATGTAGTCATCAAGTGCAGTATCACAAACGTTTTGACTGAAAATAACATTAGATGCACGTTTGCTAAATAATCCTGATTGACGACTAAACCCAGTCAAACAACCACCAACCCACACATACGATTGACGTTCACGCCAAGATTTTAACGGGGTTCCAATATCGATCAACTGAACACCATTACCTGATATGTATCTAAGATCGCAGTCTAAAATCCAAACTCTTTTAACTTCCACTCTTTCATCAACAGCGTAATTACCGTCATGTCTAGTAACTATTGATATACCGTGATAATCATTATCGATAGTAAACCAATCACCACCTTCCTCAAAAAGACCGTTAAAAGTACAGCTATAAATTACAATGTCGTTTGTTTTAGCGCCTGGATTACCTGGTGCCTCAGGACCAAGTAAATCAGTGGCGTAAACTGAAATCATACCACCACCAGCAACATTCGACATATCCACGCCGTAGCAATCACGTAGTACTAAATGATGACAATCACCACCGGACAAGCCGTTAAAATCACTGGTAACTAGTAAAGTTCCGGTTAAACCATTTTGCCAGCGCATATTTTCAATGTATAACCACTCGCTACCGGGAGTCCTTATTTCCCCCCCGAAAACAGGCATTTTAGAAATTGGTAACCCTTCGGTGCCTCGAACCCACACGGGGTCCGCTTCAGTGCCTGCCGCGCGGTTTATATTAAATTGATAACCAGAACCGCCGCCGAACTCAACAACCGTGCCAGCCGGTAAATCATCCATGGTCGGAGGTGTAACCCGTGGCTTTTTCGGATAGCCGAAAGGATTATCAGTATCGGTTGCCGCCGGGTGTGAATTATCAATGAAATAATTACCCGCACTCGCTGCGTTTGGCCACTCTGCCGGGACTGTATGACTATGAAACCGTGGATCATCCGCCCACGCTGCAAAATCGCACGCCGTAGTTAATGTGGCGTTAGCTTGCGTGAATTGTGGAATGCCTAAATAAATCTGATCAGCGGAAATATCGCCACCGCCACCCGCCGGACCAATGCCATCAATGTATCGACCGTCATAATAACCCGCATAGGTGCCGGAATACTGAGTGGTTTTAGAAATTACATTTTTTACACAGCGAATAATTCGATTTAATTTACGTTGTGATTTTAAACGCTTGGGAACTTTTCGCCATTTGCGTCTAACACGCTCGTTAATTTCTCGACGAAGTAGAAATAATTCATCTCGTGGAGTACGTGGGGCATTTTCAAGCGCTTCTTGTCGCGCTCTGAATGAGTTATCATTCGCCGCAAACTTATGTTGTTTGGGTTCTGGCGGTGTTAATATCGCATTGCAAATGTAATTTCTAACCGGTTTCATGTCATCCCCACTTTATCAGGTATAATCATAGTCTAATTCTACGAGAATTTCACCGTTTTCAGCTCGATTGATATCAATTGCTACATAATCTAAGGTTTCAGGTATGTATTGCGGTGAATATTCGTTGAATTCAATTTGAAACGCTAAACGCGATCCTACAAGCTGGTGCATTGCTCGATTATCTTGAGTCGGTTGAAAAACAGTAATTGAACTTATCCACCTTTTCCACACGACGCCGCGTAACCCGAGATAGGTATATTCTGAAGACATCAAAATGTTACGAACTAAACGAATGGTTTTATGCACCGCCAAGCTCGCCTGTAAATCGCCCGGCAAGTGACCACCAGCAAGAACATCACTAGCGATACCATACCCATAACAATCAACATTGTAAGTAGCACCGCACTTTTGGCGCTCTGATATATTGCTAGCGATGCCCTCAAAATTCGAGTTTTCAAACCACACATTAACGATCGGGGTTGTGTCCGGGTCATCATTTAAGTATTCCTCCCACGGGTTTGAACGTTCCGCAAATATTCGCAATTTATAATCATTAGGATTTTGCGCGGCAATGGTTGCCAATGCCATTTGCGATTGAATTTCGGTAGCGAGAATACCCGCTATTTGGTCTCTCACAATTTCAAAATTATCTTGTTTATCAATCAAAGATGGAATCATTGGTAACGCTCCAAGATTAACACCACAATGCCTAGCGCGCGATCAGGATTTGATTCTTTAACTTTGAAAGTGTGAGAAGTTCCGACGATATCATTAAACGTAACGATCCACGGTTTTAATGAACCGTCTGAAATATTTCGAGGGAGAGCGAAACCAACATCAATTAAATCTTGAATAGATATAGAAACAGTAACTAAACGACTAGAAATAATTTGCCCTGTTTCAGGGTCTATAGCTTGAGTAACATCGTTAGATAAACCGCTTAAGGTTTGAGTAGTTTCGCTCGGGTCTGTAACGTCAATAGACCACCCAAACCCGTTAGTCTGATCATTTAGAATTGTTCTTAAATCTGACTCAGCTAAGGTTCTAAGGCTCATAATTAAAAGACTTCTAAAACGCCTCTTTCGACAAGCACTTTGATTGATTCCTCTGATAGCTCACCGGGTAGAATTTGCTCACCGTCAGATCTAATTTTAAAACCTTTTTTATTTACTCTAACAGCTTTACCTTTGCAAACAAAAACACCTTTCTTAGCTTCAACAGGCGCTTGTTCTTCAACGGGTGGTTGCTCAACTGGCGCTTGTTCTTCAACGGGTGCCGGTTGCTTGTTTTGTTTCTGCTTTGTCATTATTAACCCCTAATTTAAAAAAATATCGCTAGCCATGGTGGCTAGCGAACTTCCCAAGGTAGCGTATTTCTTAAAGTTGCGTATCTAAACAGCCGTAAGTGTCGATCGCTGTTGGAATCATCAGCGGTCTAGCGCCAACTCCGCCAAACAATTGCTCACCATCATTAGATAACCAAGCATTGGTGAATAAATCCATACCGCCGCTAGCATTAACTAAACGCCCTGGTAACTCAGGAAGCAATCTAGAAGCACCACCACCCATCAATGAACCGATATTAGGAATAGCGCCGAAAGTTGCATCTAATCGACCGCTAGAAGCTCTAACAACGATTTTACCAGCATCAACATATTGAACTTTATTACCTGTTTGAGGATCTTTATAACGTCCGCCATAAGTCCACACATCGTAACGGTAGTTACCGATTTCAACGATTCCTCGATAGCTTCCGCCATTTCCACGCATTTCCATAGGGGAAATAGTACCAAGATCCATTCGACGAATATCAAAGCGACTTCGAACTGTCGAATCAGAGATGAAATTCTCGAAAGCATCGATACCCATGATTAACTGATCTGGGCTTGATAAACCGTCATTTCTAACAACTTCAGCAAGTGCTGATATATCATCAAGTTTCGCTTGACCGCCAGCAGAAGCCCATGAAGTACCAGCCGCAGGAAAGTGAGTGGCTTTAGGTTTGTAATCGATAGAATAAACAGAGTTACCTGCCGCATCTGTTAGAGTTACAGTACCAGTTTGAAGAACTTGAGACGCTTGAATCTCAATAGATCGCCTAATTTTTCGCTCAACTTTACGCATGCCACTCATCATTTTAACAAGGACATTCGCGCGAAAATCAGGAGATTCAAAAGGATTTTGCCCCGGCATTCTCTTGATTAAATCGAAAGCGTTGATAGGAATCGATTCTTTGTAAATTACAGGCTTAAAAGATTTGTTAGTGTACAAATCTTCAGAGTTAGAACGGTAACCGGCGCTAAGATCTTGAATAGCTATAGCCACATCTTCATCACCGCGTACAATATCGATTTCTACTTCTTCCGAAGAATGGAAGTTTTCGGCTGGACTTTGAAACAACCCAGACAAAAACAGCGTAGGCTCAGCGCTTTGATTATAAGCGCTAATCATTTTTTTAGTTGCTGCTGTAGACATAATATTCAAAGCCCCTTATGAGTTATCAGCTATGTTTAACTCTTGAACATCAATCGGAGTAAGACCGTAAGCCCTCAATTGATCAAGAACCGCACCGTCAACGTTACTAGCATCACCATCAGCATCAATAATTAATTCTTCTGCTCGATATGCGCCAGAAACACCCGCCCTTATTGCAACGTCACCCGCTCCGGCTGCCGTCACGTCATAAGTTACAATAGCCTTAGGAATACCATTTTCGTTAGTGGACCCACCTTTAACGAAAGGAACAAGTTTCAAACTAACAGAGTCACGAGCTAGAATAGTTCCAGCCGCAACAGTACCAGCACCCGCAAAAGTCAAAAGCTCATCTCTAAACTTCGCATCTTGCAAGATAACATTCGATAAATCGATTTGTGTAGTTGTCATACTCATGATGATTTAAACCTCCACGCCCATTTTTTCAAGTACTGCATTAACGACTTGATCAGACTCTGAAGATTCATCAGTGTCAGAAAGGTTTGCAGTACCTTCAAGCCCTGATTCGTCTTCTTGCCTAGCTTGAATGTCACTTCGATTCATTCCAGCAGTCATATATTTAGCTTGCAAAGTGGCGGTCATACCCGAACCATCTTTGATAGCCTCCGATGCGGTCACCATGTCGCCGCTAGCCTCACCCATTGTTAGGTGGGCGGTGACTCGATCCCGCTCTTGATCAGCGCCCAATTTTACAGCCGCCTCGTAGACGTCCGGGTGCTGAGCTTGCAAAGTTTTTAAATCCATTGCGTTTGCCTCATTTTTGTTGCCGCCTTGTGCGGTTGTAGAATTGGTATTCTTGATGACCTTTAGCTTTGGATCGGCTATTGAATCAATCATACCCCGTTTTAATGCGTCATTTGCTACTAACGTAGCACCCTTGCCAAACTCAGCATTAACCGTTGACACCGACACACCGCGACCATCCGCAATGCTACCGGCGAAAATATCATGAATAGAATCTAATTCTTGCTGAACAACCTTAATACCTTCCTCGGTTGTTAAATCTGGGCGCTTTTTAGGTGATTCTGTATTAGTAATGTTCACCACTGATTCATCAATACGGGCTTGAATCGCGGTGCCGACACTACCAATCATCGAGGCTCGATTGAAAGCTTCTATTTTATCCGTTTGGGAAGCAATACCGTAAGCCGCCGACGCCGCCATACTTTTAACTATCGCTTTTGTCGGTTTACCCATAGATTTAATAGCGTCCATGGTCTCTATCAAACCATCGAGATTACCACCCGGCGACGAAATTAAAAATTCCACCGATTTAACATCATCGTTAGATTCGACTTTAGCAATTGCGGCGAGCATTTCAGAATACGTGGTATTACCACCGCCGAAAATCAAAGCGAAAATGTCAGGGTTTTTGGTTAGAACACCATTGATCTCAATTTGCGCTACCCCATCTTTATATTTCAAAAGACGACCAGCGGAAGAAGTTCTCTCACTCTCAAAGAATAATTGATGATCAGCGCTTGGTAGCATACCGGCTTCAAGCGCTTTTTCTAAATTCTGTTTAACTGTCGGTTCTAATAACCACATGTCAACCCCTAACATTACTTTTATATGAGTTTATAACACCTTCGGCCATTCCGCCACCGAAAATCCTTGTAATTAAGTTCACTGTGTTGACCTGTGCAATCTAGAAATAATCACTCTAATATCATATATATTCAAATCACCATTACATCTAATATAAATAGCACCGCCGTTTTGCTCCCATGTATCAAGAGTATAAGCCATTGTAGTTAAAGTGACGGGTCTTTCAACACCGGTCCCCTTCGGAAAAGTCACTAATCTTCTGTATAATTCACCAACAGTCCCTCCAATATCCACCCACGTTTCTAAAACTGTTGCGTTAGCATTGACCGGTATTGCTTTAAAATCAAGAGTGTATAAAATCGAATCGCCATTACGACCTGATATCTTACCATCCTTGAATAACTCGATTCCTTGCGGTTCTTGAAATCTTGGTCCTGATTGAGCGTTGTTTGGTAAAATTACATCAGTGTTAGCACTAATCGATAGAGGTGATCCTTGCGTATATTGAGTATCAACATAATCTCCCCATCCTAAATATTCGCGGTGACCGTTTGCGTAACTCCCAGCACCACCTCCACCAGCGGGTGAGAACGGCGCGACAATTCGCGGAATTTTAATTTTCCCCACTTTCTTTTTGACACCATCAAGGAAAACTGATAATTCATTATCTTTCGATAACTCAACATCGGTTACACTAACACCCTTGGAACCGCGAGGACCACGAGCGCCCGCAGGGCCTTGTTCACCGTTTTTAATATTCGCTTGGACTTTTTTAACAATTGTTTCTAAATCTGGAGCGTCTCGTCCATTTTTACCGTCTTTTGGCTTCGGGATTTGAGCTAATACCACTGTGGCCACATCGCTAACACTTACCGGCGGAGCATCACGTCCATCTTTACCGTCCCGACCGTCTTTTGGCGTGGGGATCTTGTCTAAAACTGCTTGAATGTCTATTTTTTCCGGTTCTGGAATCTCACTCAAAACCGCCTTAACAATTGTTTCTAAGTCTGGAGCGTCTCGCCCATCTTTACCATCTCGCCCATTTTTAACAATGGGTTTAATCGCTTGAAGCGTGTGAACCTCTTTTTTAAGCTGCTCTAAGTCGCTTTTAACGTAACCAAACGCTTTTAAAATCTTATCCAACATCATCGAAACTTTCCTTTTCAGCTAAATATTCGTCTATTTTAGCTTCAAGTTCGGTATCGTTGGTATCAGAATTATCACTTAAATCAACGCCAAATTCCGCTTTAAATTCCATAAGCGGACGCATGGCTTCGACTTTTAATTCGTTCTCGCGCTTCAGGCGTTTAATGTTCTTGCTGTACTTGGTGCCAGTCGTGACGCGAGCTTCTCGGGCATTGGTGGACCATCCTTCATCAACAAGCATTTTAGAACCTTTGGTTTGCTTGAACATATCAGTACTTGGTTTAATGCTTCCATACCATTCAACTGAGGTCCAAGCACCGAAAACATCATACTTAGAGGGATCACGCCACGCTTCAACAAGTCCATTCGCCTTTATTTTCTGCAATAAAACTTCAGATATTAACCAATCAATTTGTATCGGGGTGCAAAACTCCTCTCCCCATTCTGACCACTTCTGATTAATATAGATCTTAAATTCATTTATTGCCGCTTGTGACGCTGAATAATTATTACTAAACGCTAATTTTAATATTTCCGGCGGTGTTTCATTCGCCCACGCAACGGCGGCTATAATAGCTTCCTCGAAAACTTGGAAATTAACATCGGTCCCTTGGGAACTAAAACCTACCGGTTCCTCACCGTGTTGTAGTTCTTCAACGACTACACCGGGAATTTGATTGGCGATGTTATAAGTGCGTTGCTCGCCGTCACTATCATTTACCGTGGTTGAATCTTTACGAACAGCCGAACCAGTGATGGGTAATGAACCCATTTTATCTTGACTCTTTTTGATATACATAGCCAAAATGGAATTAACGACCGCTTTCCGCTGAGCACTATCGCGATAGCGGTCGATCTCTTTCAACGATTGGAGGACAATAGACAATAGCGGCTCTCCACGTACCTCATCCATGCGCTTATCGCAACCATAAACAAGCCACGATAGTTTACGTCCGGATTTCTCACCATAGGCGGCTACACGCTTGCTAGTGCCGTCTTTTTGCGTCACCCAATGGGCGACGACACGCCCGAGCGCGTTTAATTCAACGCCGTGTTTTATTTCATGTCCAGGCTTTAATTTAATACTAGTAGCCATCATTGGAGTTCTAACGAGCGAGCCTGGTATTAATTGAACCGCTGGGAGTCTGTAGCGTTGCGATTGATGAAGAACTACTAAAATATCTCCTTCGATATATGCTTCACGTTTCGCGATTCTTTGTAGTGCACCAAATGTTTTTTGGCGTTTAAAATCACAGAGGTTAGGATTTTTGGACCAAATATTAAAACGGTTTTCTACCGTTTCAGTCCAATCATTCAAGCTATCCTCCGGAAGTCCTATTATTTCTTCATCTGGACATAATTCAGGAGTTAAACCGGTATTAATCTCATTCGTCACTAATCGACGAATTAACCCACGAGCATATAAATTCTCTTTGAATAGCTGAGCGCTTCTAGCACGTAATGTCCAATAGTCAGTATCAAAAAGCTGGGTGGCACCAAAACCGCCGTAAAACTTCCCACCATCATAGATAGAATGCTCATAACTCGATGGTGATGTTTGTCCGGCATAGGCCATTGGTTGCATATCATCAACGGAAATAACAGGTGTCTGACTTGGATGCCCTGAATGGGTGGCATACCAAATCTTATCAATAGCTTTTTGAATGTATTTTTTCACCAACTCGGCCTCACTGTTACACCGCCACCATTGAGGCGGGTGCACATGACACTATAACGATTATAAAGCGAATCTAACGCTGATTGCAGCTTGTCAACATCAAAACGAGTGACCACTTGACGAGTTTGACCAGTATCAAGCGTGTACGATTGCACACCGCTACTAATAGCGGTGATTGCATCTTCATACGCGGCAATTTGCACTTGAATTGCTGCAATTCTCGTTTTAAGAAAGGTATTAACTGACATTACATGACCCTATCCACCATTCTAGCGTGACAACTGAATATAATAATCAGCGTTAACTATAGTACGATCAAGACACAACAGTCAAACGGTTGATTTTAAACCCGGATGCGTGTTTATGACCACCTCCGCCAAATTTCTTAGCAATTTCCGAGACATCCAAACCGTTTTCATCCGATCTAAGACCATAAACCCTTCGACCATTTGAGCTATCATAATAATAAGCAGCAAAGGGTTTACCTTGACAAAGAATGTGACAAGCATCCGAACCCCATTGATAAGGACAGTTGATCACCGGCACCAAGTGACCGTCTATTTCAGTTTCATATGCTGAAACTTCAATGTATTCTCGCACATCTTTCTCGTGTTTCCTCAATAATGCTTGACCTTCTGAAATAAACTGATGGTATTTATAATCGTCCGCACATATATTGTTGATTTTATCCCAGTTTTCAAAAGTGTACTCATAACTAAAAAGATTGGTTTGAAAAGCTTTTGTATTTCCATCTTTAAACAACCACAAGTCTCTGTCTTGAACATGTTTTATCAATGATCCAGGTTTTGATTCTGGAAAAAAATAATTAAAAGCAATCATTGCACCGCTTCGATTCATGTCAAATTTACATTGAACATTGTGCCTTCCATCTGGTAACCAATCTTTAAAATCAGCATTTGGAAAATGTCGTAATTCTTTCTGAGCACTTTGGTGGTGATCTAAAACGAGAACCCCCCAAGCTTTCTCATTCATTTTCTCTAATACTTCCTTAGGGTAACTAAAGTCAACAATAATTACTGTTTTTCCTTCGCAGTTTGGCGGTTCTTCTCCGTATTTACCAGGGTGAAACTCTAACTCACAATCTTCAACATTTTTAAATCTATTTCGAACAATCCATGCCGCCGTAAATCCATCAGCACAATTAGCATGATATATACAAAGTATTTGTCTTTTCATAATTTCACCCTTTTTTAATTAGCGTTAATCTTCCAAACAATTCATCATTTTCACTAGATTCTGCAAACTGCCAGAATTCATCTCAATCATAAATTTTAACATCACCAGAAACATTTTGCTCATAAAGTACGAACACGGTTTCTTTTTTATTCGCTGTTTGATTTGTCACCCTAGCCTCATTTATAGCCCCTTTAACATTTTTACCTGCTATTTTAATTCTTGAACCCTCATGAATATTATAGAAATCCCTTAAGGCATTAGTTATAACTTCTAAAACTTCACTTTTGCCTTCACCGGTTCTACCGCTAACAGTTATTTCTATTAAGTTTGTTTTCATAGTTTCACCTTTTTTTAGTTAATGTTAACCTTCCGAATAATTCATCATTTTCACTAGATTCCGCAAACTGCCAGAATTCATCCCAATCGACACTATCGAGTTCAAAATATTGGATGCAAATTTGCCAGGCTATAACTTCAACCGCCGCATGGCCATATCCGAGACAATCCCACATTTCATTCTCAGCATTGCCCGGACGATACCACAGATAATAAACATTCCCACGCGGGTCGGTCTTCTTCTCTTTACGCTCTACCGTTAACTCCTTAAGTTGCTTATCTGTGGTATCAAGCGGCGTATTGAAATGGAAACGTTTTTGAACTCCCATTTCTTCTACCCAATCACGACGGAGAACGGGTGCCATTCTATCTTTATAATGATCAACAAGAATTCTAAAACCAACGGTTCCGATTTTAGTTTTAAATTCGTCAAATTCTTTTATCGTTTGATTCTTTGCCGTTTTCTCTCGCCCTAGCGTTGGATAAACTCCCGCTTCATACTGACTACAAAAACCTACAACCGTATCATACCCATGACCAGCATCGATGAACGTCATTTTTATTCTATATTCTCGCCCATCATCAGCTTTATAAACTTTATCCTCGATTAGTTGACGTAATCGCCCCCATACGGGTGATGAGATTTCCGCACAATCATCATCTTCACCATCTCGCTCAAAACGCCAATAATCAATTACGAAGTTACGCGCGTGTTTAGTCCAACCGGTGACCATTACCGCTAAATTACGTTTATGAACATCAACGGTGCAAGTCAAAAATAAAATTGGCGATTCTGCATATTTAATTGCGAATTTATTTGGTATCTCACCCATCTTATAGCAATAGCGCCGATGCGATGAAACCATTTCGAATTTAAGTTTTTGACCTAATGGTTTGAATGGCCTAGCTAAAGTGTTATTGTAAAACTCTTGATATTTATCAATGCTTAAAATTTCTTTTCTTTTCGGGTCAAAACTTTCTAAATAATCCTCAATGCACTTAGACCAGGGAGTGAAACCAAAAGGGCTGTAAAAACTCGGCAGGCTATAACTTCTTATATCGGGACTTGCTGGTTGTGAGGTAGGATTCCAATAAGCGCCGTGTTCGTCAGAAAACAACCTTTCTTTGTCGTTCTCGGAATGCCTGTGGCCACAATTACTACAAACATATTCAACCGATTCTAAAATTAAAGTTCCTTGTTCTAATTCCCAAGAAAAGCCGCCGATTAACCCGCTATCATTATTAATAGCTTCCATGCGTAATTCTTGAGGGAAAGAGCACGATTTACAAAGCACTAAATATTGTCTTTGATCGCCTTTTTCATAAGCTTCATGAATCATTGATGGGGCTAACAATGGTGTTGAACCTCTCAAGATTTTTCTTTGTGCCCAATAGGCCCTGGCTCTAGCGTCTGTTAATTTATCGCTATTACCATCTTTACCAACTGAACGCTTCCACCCGTCCAATTCATCTTTAAGCATTAATAAAACGGATGTTTGACGCATTTTAGCGGCATTCAATGCACCGTTGAATGAAAGGAAGCCGCCGCCATCCCATTGAATTAAATCTTTAGTCTTACCTGTTTTTCTAGCATTACTCACATCGGCAGCGCGGATAATATCTTTAAATCCCGAATCATTAAACATCGGCATTATATTATTATCAATCCTAGTTTTAGCTAAGTCAGAATCGGCAGTTAAATACATGCACGGCGTGGTTTTAACGTGAGTCGCATGGTAAAACAAGACCGATTCTAAAAGCGTTGTGTAGCCAACTTGCACGCCTTTAATTAAATTAACTTCACGGACATTTGACCACAAGTCAAAACATGAAAGAATTTCTTTAAGATAAGGGAATAAATCGTAACGGATATATCCGGGGCGTGGTGATAATCCGTCGGGAATGTAGCGGTATTTTTCGTTATACTCTACCGCTCCCATACGCTCTATATGGTCGGTCATATTCTCGATTTGATCAATTAACCAATCACGACCAACCACATTAATAGAATTACTCGGCATAACGTAGCGCGACTACAGCGCGTTCCTTAGCTGGTTTAATGAAACTACTCATTATATCGCTCGCGAACGCCTCGCATTCAACTTGATTAGCGCCCGCTGAATGTTTAGAAATAACACCCGCCGCTATCGATTTAGATCCATCTTTTAAAATTTTTAAATTAGCAGAATTAAAAATGTCGATAATTTTAGCGACTAATTGACGATTAACTAGCTCACCTTCAATTTTAGCGTTTTTTAATCGCTTCTCGTTGATATTCTCTATTTTCTGGACCGCGTTCAAGAAATCCACAAGGCGGGCATCTGTTCCAAATTTTTCGATAACCTCGCGTAGCGATAAATCAAGCATATCGTTCATATTTTCGGGAATATCAATAATTTGGTGCATCTCTTCCGCGCTCGGTGGGGGCGGTGGAGGTGGGGCGGGCGGTTCTGGTGGTTGTTTCTTGCGTTTGGGGGGTTCCGGGGCCGGTTTTGGCTTCTCTGGAACCTCTCTATTCATGTGCATTAGCTTTCTAATTTTGTTCGCTCTAACGCTCCCTATACGAAAATGTTCCATTATGAAATCTTTCGTATACTTCCCAGCTTCGTTGCAAAATTGAACAATTTCATTGTATAGCGGATCGACACCTTTTGCAGGCTGGACCGGTTCGTTTGTTTTCTGTTTTTGCACGTAATCAACGGCCACAGGGTGAGCGGCGTCTATCTGATTTCCCACGAAAGCCGCTTGTAGTGAGGTTTCGCGAAGTCTGGTCACTGTCGAAGGATTAACGCCCGCTAATTTTGCAAACGCACTTTTGGATATTAATTTTTGCATGTAGACCAATATAAATTACAATGCGGATTAATGCAAAATATAGCGAATTGCCACTTTGTGTGCGAGGGGCGCCGTCCGCCATCAAAACGGTGGCACTCAAAATAGTGGTACAGTACCTTTTAAATATCAAGGTGATAGCTATTGCTGATTATGTGGTCAATTAGCGCTAAATATTGAAAATTACTATAAATAACTGTTGTTGATCAATAACCTAAAATCTTATGTCGTCGTAGTTGGAAGCGCATAGCGTCAGCATAAAACGCTGGTAGCATGTGCTTCACCTCTTTGAATGCTGGTTGAAATGATGGATTCTTAGGAATATCGACGGATTCGTTAGTTAAATCATAAATCATTCTAATTTTAGGGCGTCGCTTACTCCCTAGCACGCGGAATAATCCCCGACGCCGACCGCCACGCATCAACTCAAGATAAACAAATTTATCACCGCGTTTTTTCGCTTCTTTAATTTTTATAATATTAGATTGCCGTTTACTAGTAGCTCTAACTCGTCTCGACGGAATTTTAACATTAGTTAATTTATTACCCTTTGACACTCGTCTTGTTCGTGGTTTTGCACTCATCGCCTGACCGGCTGAATAACTAGTGGGTATCGCAACGCCATGTTTGCCGGATTTGCGTTTTAAGCCCCCGAACTCTTGCCCATCCATGTACGAGGCCACAGAGCCGGTGATCGTCGCTTGTCGGTTAATCTGGAGCGTTCTAGCCCTATCTACACGGATACTTTTACGTGTGAAACTGTTCCGTAGAATAAATTTATCGCCTAAATCGGCTTGAATGATCGATTTTTGAGCAAAACCGGCATCGTTGATCGTCTTCCGAGTCGCAAACGGCAACGCCTTGGATTTAAATCGTTCAAGATCACGTTCGAATTTTAAAATTTGTTCATTGCCAGCGCTAAACATGCTCAATCCTCCCCGATTAAAGCCACGTTGCCATAAATTCTATCATAAATCCGTTAACCCCGATTAACCCCGCGAAAGCCCAATACTGTCGAAAAGCCAGGTTTATTATCTAAGTTGCTGATTTTATTACGTTTTTTCTACTACTACCCTTAATACCCTTAATATATAAATATTAGTAGAAGAAATATATAGTAATATATATAATATAGTACGTACTGACACACGTATAATTTATATAATAGCGTAGAGTGATGAAATATAAGAGAGAGTATAGCGAAATCGCGGGTTGGGCGGGTTTTTAAGAAAAACGTAATAAAATCATTAACATAACCCCTACCCCACCACACAACCCCGATGTGGGGTTAATAACACTAAATGGCCACTTTTGATAAATTTAAGGATTATAAAATGGAAAATGATGAATTAAAAAATTTAAATGATTGGACCAATAAACTAAAAGAAGACATAAAAATTCTAACATTTAAAAAAATAGAACTAGAAAACAATAAAGATCAGATAATTAACGCTATAAAAAAGACTCAAAGCGATGTAAAAATGTTGCGCTCTCAATTATCACGAGCAACAAAGCGAGCTAATGAGCTTAAAACTAATATAGCTATCGATCAGCGAAAGCAGAGTGACCAAGAATTATACGCTAAATTGATATCAATTCACGCACGTTCAATGAATGGCTATATAGTCGAATTCCTCCAACTAAAACCAAACCTCAACACACAAGACATTTGCCACATGTTCAAGATGATTGGACAACCGAAGAAGTACAAAACGATATACAAAACGCTAGATGATTTGATGTTAAAAAACATAGTGAAAAAAAATGACCCATACACCTATAAACTT